GGTGGACATGAGGCGCGCGGCGAAGGTCGACGCGAATCACGCGGAAATCGCCAACGCCCTGCGTGATGCCGGCTGCGGCGTGCTCGATATGTCGCCGATGGGGAAGGGCGTGCCTGACTTGCTGGTGCATCCGCCGACCTTCCCCGAATGCCGGATGCCGGTGTTCCTCGAGGTCAAGGACGGGAACAAGCCGCCGAGCGCGCGGAAGCTGACGCCGGCTCAGGTCAAGTTTCACGCGGAGTGGAAAGGATGGGTGTTCGTGGTGACGTCGGTCGACGAAGCACTCAAGGCCGTAGGGATCGGGCCGGGATGAAATCGACCACAGCCACAGCCAAGGCAATGACCGACGACGGGCTCAAGGCCGAAGGGCTGCGGCTGCGGCGGTCGATACCGAAAGACCAGGCGCTATTCGACGCGATCAAGCGAGAGGACCGGCGGCGGGCGAAGGCGGCGAAATCACAAGGGGGCGACAAATGATGGCGGACGAACTCGACAAGACGTTACGCCAGTGGGCGGCGGCCCAGATTGGACGCCATGGCGCCTATGTGGCGCCAGAGGATCGCGACACCGGCCCGGGAAGCCACCCAATCTCCCGAGCCCGAGAGTTCGCGCCTATGACGCGCTCCCGAGCCGCGGCCAGGATCGCAGGGCGCGACGGCAGCGACCGGCGCCGGACGATGGCCGCCGTGGTGGCGATCAAGGGCCTACACCTGATTCCGATGGCGTTCTGCGATCCGGTGCGCTGCGTCGAGACCCGGCATAGCGGGCCTATGCAATCGGTCGATCAAGGCATTCCGACTGAGCTTAAGCGGGTCGATCGGGCGGTGATGGACCTGTACCGAATCGACACCTTCAAAGGGCTGTGCGTGCGCTTGGAATACACCGGGTTCGGCTACCAGTCCGACCGGGCGATCGAGGTCGGCAAGGCGCTGGGCGCCCCGGTGACGCTGCGTCAGTACCGCGACGGGCTGCGGGCCGGGCGCCAGTGGTTGATGGGTCGGCTGGCCGCGTGACCGCAACATGCGGCCTGTTCAGACAATCGCACCACAACCCATTGACAGTGACGTAACGATATGGTTCCATTCAGATAAGTTCTAAGAATTGCCCCCGCAGAAAGCCGCAGCCGAAAGGTTCGCGGCTTTTTTGTTGTTCGCCGAAGCGGCCCGACTCCCCACGGGCTACGGCAAACCGGCGGCCATCCGCTCCCCTCGGGTGGTCGCCCCCTTTTTCTGCGAGACATAACGGTATCCGCTGGCCTTCCAAGCCGTGCAGGTAGGGTTCGAGTCCCTAGTTTCGCTCCACCTTTCAGCCCGGCACCCCCGCCGAGAACAACCACAGCCAGCAGGCACTAGCTCGCAGTGGGGCCGGGCGTTTATCAGGAGTTCCCCGTGAAGCCGATTACCGCAGACTTGCTGGTAAAGGCGACGGGGTGCTCTCTTTCGACCGCGGGCCTGTACGCCGGCCCGCTGCGTGAAACCTGTGCGCTGTTCGAGATCGAGTCTCCCGAGCGGCTGTCGGCGTTCCTGGCGCAGACCGGGCACGAGTCGGCCGGCTTTACGCGGACGAAAGAGAATCTGAACTACAGCGCGTCGGGCCTGCTGGATACGTGGCCGTCGCGGTTTACCTCGGTGTCGGCTCCGCTCTATGCGCGCCAGCCGGAGAGGATCGCGAACTACGTCTATGGCGGCAGGATGGGCAACACGGCGCCGGGCGATGGCTGGAACTATCGGGGGCGCGGTCTGATCCAGACCACCGGAAAGGCCAATTACGAGGCGGTCACCGAGGCCCTGCTTGAACACATAAAGACGGTCCCGGATTTCGTGGAACACCCCGAGATTCTCGAACAACCCCGCTGGGCCGCCCTGAGCGCCGGCAGCTATTGGAACGACCACGAATTGAACGCGCTTGCCGACGCCGGCCATTTTGACCGCATCACCAAGGTCATCAACGGCGGCCAGAACGGCCGGGAGGATCGAGTCGCCCGGTTCCTTCGAGCCATGAGGGCGCTGACCGCATGAGCGTCCAAGTGATCCTTTGGGTGCTTGGCATCGCAGTAACCGTGCTGGTCGGCTTGTTCGGCTTCCTCGCCAATTGGGTCAAGGACATCGACCGCAAGCAGTCGGCCCAGGCGCAGCACTTCGCCGAGAACTACGTTCGCGGGCATGAGATTCAGGAAGTGAAGCGGGTGGTCGAGAACCTACGGTCTGAAATGTCCGTTGCAGTGGCCGAGCTTCGCACCGAAATGACACATCAAGTTGGCGAGCTGACAAAAGCGGTTTGGCAGCTCGTCGGACAGAACAAGTAGGGGGCGGAATGGGCGATCCACAGGACGTGACGGCCGACCGCATCTTGCGGGAACTACTGATGCCCACCCGTAGCAACAGCAATTCCACCATCACCGTCAACGCGGGCGGCCTCGGCATTTGGGTCGCCGTCGCGGCCTGCGCCGTGATGCTTGGCGTGAACCTGTTTCTGGCGGTGATCGTGATCGACCACGGCCGAAAGATTGACGACCTGAACGACTACCTGACCGCCGTCTACATGATGGCCCCGCACCTCAAGCCGAAGGACAGCGCCAATTGAGCACGATCATTATCATTACCCCGCCGATCAAGCCGCAGGTCGCTATCGGGGTCGAGGAGATCACGGTCGCCAGCAGCTACGAGCAGGCCATGGACGCGCTGCGCCAGGCCGAGGCCGACGGCTCCCGTGTCCGCATCTACGGCGACGACTGACGTGCCCCTGCGCGATCGCCTCGCCAAGCTGGAAGACCGTCTGATCGCCGAATGGCGGCAGGCGTGGAAGTTCCTGAGCGTGTGGGCGTTCGCGTTGGTCGGTGCGGCGCCTGACATTCACTCGGCGGTTGTGGCTATGGGCTGGCTCAGTGACCCGGGCGTACCGCCGTCGTTCGTGTGGTCGCTGCGTGGGCTGGCGGTCGCGGGCATCGTGAGCCGGATCGTCAAGCAGGCGCCGAAGCGGTGACGCAATACCTGGCGCTGGCGAAGGGCGTCATCTACGCAGCTCTGCTGGCGACGGTGTTCGTGTTCGGCCGGAGCTGCGGAAAGAAGGCCGGGTCGATCGAGGTCGCGAACCTCAAGGCCGAGCACTCGCTGTTTATGGCAAACCTGGCCGAAAATACAACCATCGCTGCGGAGCGGGCCCGCGAGGCCGAGCAAGCCCAAGCGAAAGCCTTCGCCGACGCCGACCAACAACACCTAGAGGACTTGGCCGATGCCCACCTTCGCTCGGATCAGCTTGTGGCTGACATTCGCTCTGAGCATGTCCGCCTGCGGTCACGGTGGCGGTGTCCGCTGCCCGGAGCCCCCGAAGCTGGCACCGGTTCCGGCAACCCTGATGCAGAAGCCGACGACCGAGCAGAAAGTGCGGGGCGAATTGTTCGTGCCGCCGCCGAGTGTGACGCCCAGGTAATAGGGCTGCAGTCGATCCTGACCGCGGAGCGCATGCAATGACCGAGCGCCAGCAAGACCAGCACTTCATCGAGGCCCTGCGCGCCGAGTACCTGCGTCGCACTGCGGGCATGGGCGACGGCTTCACACTTGGAATCAAGGGAGTTTTCTAGATGGCACTGATCCTCGCCGCCGGCACGACCGCGGCAACGTCGTCTGATGTGGTAGTCCTGGCCGATACCGTGGCTAACATCGTCGCCTTCACGGTCGCCCCCGACAAGTGGTTCGATACGCTGTTGCGGGTCTTCGTGGACACCGACGGTGATGACCAGTTCGTGTGCAACCTGAGCGCCCAGCGACCAAGCGTCACCGTGCAGGGCCCGGCCACGTACCGAGTCGTCCGCACCGGTGGCGGGCAGTCTGCGGTTGGCGTATCGGCGCCCTGACATGGGACGCCCGAGCCTCTACACACCTGAACTGGCCAAAGAGATTGCGGAACGCCTGAGCAATGGCGAGCCGCTGGCCCAGATTTGTCGTGATGACCACATGCCAGCCGTTCGGACTGTGAGCCATTGGAAAGAGGCGGACGATTCGTTTAAGGCCGACTTCGCGTGCGCGCGCGAGGAAGGACACGACGCCATCGCCTCAAGGCTTCGGGAAACCGCGCGAGGCGAGGGCGAGTCGACGGCTGACGTGCAGCGCGACAAGCTCATCATCGACACCGACCTAAAGCTATTGGCAAAGTGGGACAAGCGATATGCGGACCGCCAAGTCATCGCAGGCGACCCGGACGCTCCGCTCGTTGGCGTCAGTGACGAACAGCTAGACGAGCGCCTGAACGCGCTGCTGGCGAATGCGGGGCTTACCTGATGGCTTGCAACGAGCTTGGCCGAGTCACCCGGTCCTTTGTCTCGGGCTACTTCCGCTCCCGGGTCCATGTGGGCACTGTGCGGCGCCAGGAAAAGCGGTGCGTGGTTGCTGACCTAAATGGCGCCATCCCGACCGATCGGACGATTGCCAGCGTGACGTGGCGCGCCACCAACCCGTGGTCCATGTTCATGAGCGATCCGACGATCGACGGGCGCGAGGCTCGGGTCATGGTTGATTTCCAGAACAGCGGCTGTGGCGCCTTGAAGGCGACGGCCACGCTCGACAACGGCGAGATTTACAACCAACTGTTTGAGTTCACGGTGCGCGACGCGCCGTGGTTCGATGAGCCGTTTTCCATGTCGATCGGCCCCTACTCGGTGACGGTCATCGCGTGAACCTCGCTCTCACGCCCACCCAGAAGCGCGAAATGCTGGCGCTTCTGGAGGAGCGTGCGCGAAGGGATGACAGGCGCAGGGCTCGCACTGACCTGTTCTATCTGCTGACCGACGTACTCAGGCGCCAGGACATCGATCGTCCGTGGCTCAAGGCGCGGTGTGAGGAAGTGCAGGCAAGCCGTGATGGTCACTTAGACCTGTGGGCTCGCGAGCACTACAAGTCAACCATCATCACGTTCGGCCTGACGATCATGGAAATCCTGGGCAGCCATGGCGATGATCCGCTGCCGATCTACGGCGGCCGGGAGCTGTGCTTCGGGATATTCAGCCACACCCGGCCGATCGCTAAAGGCTTCCTTCGTCAGATCAAGACCGAGTTCGAGACGAACGCGCGGCTCAAGGCGCTGTTCCCCGACATCCTGTGGGCCGATCCGAGAAAGGCGCCGAAGTGGTCCGAGGATGACGGCATCGTCGTCAAGCGTAAGACCAACCCGAAGGAATCGACGGTCGAGGCGTGGGGCGTGGTCGATGGCCAGCCAACCGGCAAGCACTTCACCACGCTGATCTATGACGATCTGGTCACCAAGGAATCAGTCACCAGCCCGGACATGATCGCCAAGACCACATCGGCCCTGGAGCTTAGTTACAACCTGGGGTCGGACGGCGGCAACAAGCGGTTCATCGGCACGCGCTACCACTACAACGACAGCTACAAGACCGTGCTTGACCGCGGCACCGCCAATCCGCGCCTGTACCCGGCGACGGACGACGGCACGTTGACTGGTGAGCCGGTGTTGCTGTCGGCCGAGACACTGGCCGAGAAGCGCCGCGACATGGGGCCTTACACGTTCGCCTGTCAGATGCTCCAAGACCCGAAGGGCGACGAAACCCAAGGCTTCCGGGACGAATGGCTGCGGCATTACGAAGGCGAGGCCAGTAAAGGAACCGTCAAGTACATCTTGGTAGACGCAGCCAGCGGCAAGAAAAAGGGCCACGACTACACGTCAGCTTGGGTCATCGGCTTGGGTGGCGACCAGAACTATTACGCACTGGAGATGGTGCGTGACCGTCTGAACCTGACTCAGCGCGCCAAGCTCGTGATGGACCTGCACCGGAAGTGGAAGCCGCTTGAGGTTCGCTATGAGCGGTACGGCCTGATGGCAGACATCGAACACATCAAGTTCGTCCAGGAGCAGGAGAACTATCGCTTCGACATCATCGAAGTGGGCGGACAGGCTCCGAAGCTCGATCGCATCAAGCGCCTGATTCCGATCTTCGAGCAGAAGCGGTTCTACCTGCCGCGCACTCAGAACCGGACGAACTATGAGGGCGTGACTGAGGACATGGTGCAAGCCTTCATTCACGAGGAATACAAGGCATTCCCGGTCTCCCTGCACGACGACATGCTCGACAGCCTGGCGCGCATCGCGGAGCCGGACTTGCCGCTGTCGTGGCCGAAAGAGTGCAGGACGACTCCCCTGAACTTCCAAACACAATTCACCCGCGGCCATTCGGCGCCGGGCCTGACGCTGGAATGGTGACCTGATGGCCTACGCGCGCAAAGTGAAATCGGCGAAGTCCGCCAATCGAGGCGATCGCGACGAGTTCACGACGCTGTTGCTGCAGCGCAGCGAGGATGCGTTCGGGTTCGACACCGAGCAGCGCCAGCGCGCCTTGAGCGACATGCGCTTCGCCTTCGTGGCGGGACACCAATGGGACCAGCACCTAAAGAGCAAGCGCAAGAATAAGCCGTGCTATGAGTTCAACCGCATTCGGCAGCTCATCCGCCGAGTGACCGGCCAGCAGCTCAAGAACAAGCCGCAGATCAAGGTGCGGGCCGTCGAGGACAACGACGTCGACACGGCCGAGATTTACAACGGCCTGATCAAGAACATCGAAGTCCAGTCGAGCGCAGAGAACGCCTACGACACGGCGTTCCAGTGGGCGTGTGGTGGCGGCTACGGCGTGCTGCGGGTGGTGGCCGAGTACGAGGGCGATGACAGCTTCGACCAGTGTTTGAAGATCAAGACGGTGATGGACCCGTTCACGGTCTGGTGCGATCCGGCGGCACGTGAAGTCGATCGCTCGGACGCTCGCTTCTGGCTGATCACCGAGATCATCCCGATCACCGTCTACAAGAAGCGGTGGCCGAAGGCCGAAGTGGTCGACTTCGAAGGTCCGGCGATGGACCAGTACGACCGCAACTGGTGGTTCGAAGATTCCGTCCGCATCGCCGAGTATTGGCACAAGGAGGAGGAGACCCGCGTCCTCTATCAGCTCAGTGACGGGACGGTGGTCGACGCCGAGGAGTTCGACCCGATCAAGGATGAGGTGGCGAACCCGCCCATTGATCCGCAGACCGGTCAGCCGACCCGCGAGGCGCTGACGATCAAGCAGACGCGCGAAGTCCAAAAGGACTGCATCTACTCATGCCTGGTGTCCGGCAAGGGCAAGCTGGAGGAACCCACCAAGTGGGGCGGTTCCATGTTCCCGATCGTCCCGCAGTGGGGCGACTTGATCAGCATCGAAGGGAAGCAGATTTACTCCGGCATGACCCGTTTCGGCCGTGATGCTCAGACGATCCACAACTTCGAAATGTCTTCGATGGTGGAAGTGGTCGCCAAGCTGCCGAACAACCCATTGATGGCGACGGCGAAGCAGATCGAGGGGCTTGAGAGCTACTACGAGCGGTTGGGCTACGACGATCCGCCGGTATTGCTCTACAACACGGACGGCGATGCACCGGCCCCGCAGCGGCAGCCGATGGCGCAGCTTCCAACGGCGTTGGCGAACCTGTCGGCCATCGCCACGGATGAACTGAAGGCCGATTTGGGCGTGTACGACGCCAGTGTCGGCGCCCGCTCCAACGAGACCTCCGGCCGCGCGATCCTTGCCCGTCAGAACGAAGGTGACATTGCCAATTTCGTCTACGTCGACAACCAGATGAAGGCGCTCAAGCGGCTGGGCGACGTGCTGGTCGACGCCATCCCGCACTACTACGACGCTGAACGGTCGATTCGCATCCTGGGCGACGACAACGCCGAGAAATACATCCAGATCAATCGCCCGACGCTCGATGAGCAGACGGGCGAGGTGGTCATCATCAACGACCTGAGCACCGGCAAGTACGACGTGACGGTCACCGTTGGCAAGAGCTTCGACACGTCGCGAATGGAAGTGGCCGAGCTGGCGCAAGCCTTGGCGCAGACGCCGGGTCCGATGGGCGCGCTGGGCCAGTTCCTGCTGATCAACAACCTCGATGCACCGGGCATGACGGAAGTGGTCGCCGCGGCTCGCAAGATTCTCGTGGGACAGGGATTGCTGGAGCCGGGCGAAGGCGAGCAGGCACCCGCACCGCCGCCGCCGAATCCCAAGGACGTGGCCGACGCGAAATCTAAGGAAGCGTCGGCGAACAAGTCCAACGCCGAGGCCGAGCAGACCGAACTGGAAACGCAGCAGATGGCCACGCAATGGGGCATCCAGCTCGGCGAAATAGGCATGCCGATGCCTGGCGGCCCACCACAACCGCCGATGCAACCAGACCAGCCCCCGCAAGGGGGTTTTTTATTGCCCGAACAACCGGGCCCCGAGCTAGGCGGATTCCCTGGCTAACGAGGAACGCATGAGCGACGACATCAACGCAGGTACGGCTGCGGTAGCTCCCACCGAGCTGAAATCAACCGATACGAGCATCAAGGCACTGATGGAACCGAAGGCAGAGGCGGCAACGCCCGCGCCCAAGGTCGAAAAGGTGGCCGACGTACAGCAGGAGCCGCAAGGCGACGCTGGTGAAGTGACTGACGCCCCATCGGCGGATTCCCCTCAAGGCAAGCACGACAAGCTGCCGCGCTGGGTGAAGGAACGGATGGAACGGGTTCGGCGCGTGACCGAAGTCGAGACCCGCGAGCGCGTGTTGCAGGAAGTCCAGAACCGTCAACCCGAACGGCAGGAACCGGCGCGAGTCGAGTCCACCAACGACAAGACGCTTGAAGACTTCGACTTTGACCAGGGCAAGTACACCGCCTATCTGGTGAAGCAAGGCATCGCCGAAGAAAAGCAGCGCGAGCGTCACGAGTCCGAGCAGAAGAAACACGCCGAGAAAGTCGAAACCTTCAAGGCCAAGATCGACAAGTTCGAGGAACGAATCGGCGCTGGTGCGTGGGAGGAAATCGAAACCTCCGCACTCAATACCGATCCGGCAATGAAGCCCCTGACCGATTTGTTCATGGGCGATGACAACGACCTTGAAATCGCTCACCACCTGGCGCTGAACCCGAAGGAAGCCGAACGCCTGATGTCCCTGTCTCCGCTTCAGCGGGTGAGGGAAGTGGCGAAGTTGGCTGACCAATTCGACAGCACTCCGGCTGAAAAGCCGGTGCCCACGCTCCCCAAGAAACTCACCAACGCACCGCCGCCGCCCAAGACGGTGACTGGCGGTGGGAAGTCGATCGTGTCTGTTGATGACCCGAACATTTCCACCGAGCAGCGCATCGCCTTGTGGCAGGCCAAGCGGAAAAAATAATCCTGCTTTCGAGGCACCAAAATGGCTAATGCATTCATCACCACCGATATGGTGGCCGACCACGCGCTGATGAAGTTCAGCGAAAACGCGACGTTCCTCAAGGGCGTCAACACCGAGTACGACGACAGCTTCGCCAAGTCCGGCGCGAAGATCGGCGACACCCTCCGCGTCCCGGTTCCGCAGCACGGACTTGTGCGCCGTGGTCGAATCGCCGACCCGACCCCGCTGACCACCATCGTTCGCCCCGTGACCGTGTTCGGTCAGCGCGGTATCGATGTCGTGTTCAACTCGGCCGAGATGGCGCTCGACATCGAGGAGCTGGGTCGCCGCTACATCGACCAGCAAATCGCCGACCTGGTGATTTCGATCGAGGAGGAAGTTCTGCAGATGGCGATCCAGGCCACGCCGAACCAGACCGGCCCGGTCACCACGGATTTCGTGGCGGCCAACTCGCTGTTCTACGCCAACATGGCGCGCAAGCTCCAGGAGGATAACGGCGCGTTCAAGGGCGCGAAGGAAATGCTGCTGTCCACGTCCGCCAACCTGCGCTACGTCGACTCGCTCAAGGGCCTGTTCAACGCCCAGGAGCAGATCGCCGTGCAGTACAAGGAAGGCTACATGGGCCGCGCGGCCGGCT